CGCGACGATCCAGCGCACAGGGGGTAGGGGGGTTCCCTTCAGGCGACTTGAGGCCCCACCGGCCGGGGCCTAGCCGTGCGTGAACGGGAAATTGTATCTTCCCGTGAAAAATCTGCTAGGGTTTCGGTATGCTCCGGGACCAGAGCGCTGTTGATCTCGCCTGCCCATCGCAATTGCCCGAGGCTGCGCGCCCAGTCTGGGACGCCACAGTTACGGCGATGGTCGACGCTGGTACGCTCGCGGCCGAGTCACTGGCGGCGGTCGAGCGCTACTGCCTAACCTATGTCCGCTGGCGCGAGGCCGAGGCCATGATGGCGGCCGACGGTGTGGTAGTCCGAGCGAGACGGACAGGGGTGCCAGCAATCAGCATCTGGTTTAGTGTCTCGCGTATCGCCGCGGCGCAGATGGGCAAGTTAGAAGCAGAGTTGGGCCTTGTTCCGGCGCGCCGTGGTCGCGCTACGCGCGCCATGCGAGCCTTGTTGGCCGATGGAACGCTTGCGCCGCCGACCGACTGGGAAATGCTGCCGGAGCGGCTGGAAGTCGAGAGTACGTAGCGTTTTCACCCGGCCGCACCTCTAACACCCTATGCTTTGCCAACCCGGAAGCGGCGAAAAACGGACCGCGAGCAACATTGGAGATGACCGCATCGTGTGCCGGCGCTTGGCGACCGCGTTCATCATCGCCGTCTGGGTGCGGCCGTCTCATTTTCAGTTATGGACGCAGCCGGGTTGGCGCTGGGCATTCGTCGGATAGCTCTTTCCCCCAGGCCTCCCAGCCCAGTCGCCTTCGTCGAGCGAACAGTTCGATCCGGCGTATCGGTCCAAATAAGGTTTCAAGCGCCACCGCGGCCTCTTCGGGTTTGCGGCTGTGCTCACGCCGTTGCGCCATTAAGCATTGGCGTACCGCCCTATCGATCACCTTCAGTCCACGTCCGCGGGTGGCATACAGTAGTTGCTCTGTGTTCTTCCTCGTGAAGTACCCGGTGCCAAACGCGAGCTTCCCGGTCGACGTTGTCTTTACCCACGTGAGCAGGTCAGACTTGTAAGTGAAACCCCAACGATGGATTGCCTCTAAACCCTGACGGAGCATTGGGCCGTACACCCACAGGGCCAACCCGGCGTTTTCTGCTGCGATGTTTCGGATTGGGAGTCGATAGATTGCGTCGATATGCATGGTCTCATAGTGGCGGCTCGGACTCCGAGTGTGTCCCCGATCGCTGAATGTAACGAAGTCCCAAGGTGGATCGGCGTAAATGAGATCGAAGGGGCCGGAGGGCAGCGGAGGTGTTGCAGCCCGTTGTCCTCGCGACAGGCGTTGCCGGCAGGCCGTTGAGCAAGTCTTTGCCGACCGCCTGAGGCCCGCAAATGGAAGGTTACAGACTACGCATCGTAGGCGGATCGATCGAGCCGTCACGTTGCCAGCTGTCACATTACTAGTTATCGTGACTGCGCCCAGATCCGAGCTCGACCGTAGCTCTGTTGCAGCATTTTCTTCGTCAGGTATGGTTCGGCTCATTACGTGGGTCTCCAATAGTCCAAGCAGAGTGGGGGGACCCGGACAGTAACGACGACAACGCCCCAGATTAGTCGTCGTCATCGATCCAAGCCTCTCGCTTCTTTTCGGTCTCCAGCATCGCCTCAACGCGACCTATCTCAACCGGCGGCATCAGTGAGTCGATCGGCGGCAACCGTTCAAGAAACGCGCGCCCTTCGTCGCTAGTAATGCCGGCTGCCATGATTTCGGTTTGTGCCTCCACACTGATTTCTTCGATCCTGACGCGGGCCTTTTTCTCGACGGCGTCGATCTGCTTAGCTGCCAACCGGCGCAGTTCGATCCGCCGTTCGTTGGAGGCCTGCTCGCCAGCGCTGTACCAGCTGACGTGGATGCGCGGCGAGAAGCGATCATGGATACCCAATTCGCGACCGCGCTCGATCACACGTTGCCGAGCCTGTCGCGTCGCCTCTTGCGCCAGCTTGTGCATCTCGGACCACACTTCGTCGCAGTCCCACGAATAGGAAGTCTGCAACTGTTTCTCAAAGTCGGCCCGGAGCTGTGCAGATCTCTGCGCAGCCGCTGTCTTCGCTAACCTCTCTCGCTGGCGGACGATTTGGCAGAGGTCGCCGCGCTCCCGCGCTGTCATAGGCTTCGGGGCAGTTTGCGGAATGCTCGGCCGCAAAGTCGGGACATGGTGACGTTGCATTTGTTTACCCTTTCGTTGTGGTGCTGGCGAACTGGAGCACTCGTAGGACGGCCCAGGTCCGGGGAGAATCCGGCCCCTCGAAGCTGCGACAGGTGCGACAGATGCGTCGCCTTTTCCGCATGAAACTCACGCGTGCGCACGCACGCACGCGTGAGCCGCAAACAGAAAAACCGACGCATCTGTCGCATCCGTCGCAACTTCACGGGTAACGGTCCCGCGGTTCGTCTCTAGCCGGCCCCCAGACCCTGACCTTCAAACCACGAAAGCCGCGCCCTCGCAGACCGTTTTCATCTTTGATCGAGAGGTAATCGAGCCGCTGGAGAGCTTGCGAAAAGCTCTTCGAGCTGCCCGGGTCCTCACCCTGCGCGCTGGCGTAGTTTCGCCAGCTCGCGAACAGGCTGGCGAAGCTGTCCACCACATGGGGCGGTCGGTCAGTGGTTTCGCAGCAGTCCTCGATCCACTGACGGATGGTGTCCTGCTCGCGAAAATATTCATCCGTCGCCAGGTTCACCACAGCCGGGCGGATCAACCCGTTCATCTGCCAATCGAGGCAGCCGTCGATCATCCACCGGAGAATAGATGGCCACTCGGTCCGTAGTATCTGCTCGAGTCTTTTGTCCGGGCGCGGCGGTTTGTGGACGAATGGCACGATGTTGAAACGGCGGCGGGTGGCCTCGTCGATGTTGTTGAGGTTCGGACGGTAGTTGCCGACGATGGTCAGTTTAAACTGTGGCCGGTATTCGAAAAAGTCCTGCCTCATGAAACGCGCCGCGATCTTGTCGCCGCCGGTTAGCTGCTTGAGGCGAACCTCGGCCCAGCTGTGTCCGGCTTCGGTTTCCGACGCCGCGACCATCCGGGCCGCCCGCAGCATCGCAAGATCGGTAGGGTGTCGCTCGCCCCACTGAGCAGTGAAGGTTCCCATCGGTGCGGTACGGCAATAGTCGGCCAGGATGCCGGTCACGGTGTTGAGGAAAACGGACTTTCCGTTTCCGCCACGACCATAGATGAACAGCAAGCCGTGTTCTGCGGTGTCACCGGTCAGGCTGTATCCGCACCATTGGCGGAGGAACCGAACCAGGCCCGCGTCACCCAAGGTGGCGTCATCGAGAAACTGCAGCCAGAGCGGGCAGTCCGGCGTCGCGGCCGGTGCAACGGCAGTCAGCTTACTGATGAATTCGGACCTCCTTGCCGCCTGCAGGTGCCCTGTTCGCAAATTGACCGTGCCACCGGGCGTTCCCAGCGCAAAAAGATCGCGGTCCCAGTTCTCGGAGGTGACGGCAAACGCGCGGTCAGCCTGGGCGAATCGCTCCACGGCGGCCGCCGTTGCAGCTTTACTCACGGTCGCGGTCGTCGCAGGATCGGCATGCGCGTCAATCGCGCACTGCCTGCAAACGTGGCGCGCCCAGGCGAATGCCAGCCGGGTCTCCTCCAGACGCCAGGCTGCGCCGTCCCACTGGAACCATGCCCCGGTGTGGTGGCAGTACCTGAGTACGTCGCGATGCCGGTCGGCGAAGACGGAGGCTATACGGTCCTCGGTGAGACCAAATTCGATAAGCGTTGCACGGTCCCATATTCGCTGCAGCTCACGGCCACCTGCTGCAAGACCTTTGTCGGCAACCCAGCCCGATGTTGCGGGGTCCGCGCGCAACGTGTCGCACATCTCCTCGAATGACTTGCCCTGCCGGCGCAGCGCCGCGCCCCGCGCGAAGGCGATCGCGCTGCGGGACTGGTCCTTGCCGTTGGCATGCGGTGCCTTCTTCACCGTGCTGACGAAGGCGGGCCCGGCTTCACGAAGGAGCCACACTAGGCCTTCCATTGGCACGGGACGTATCTCGTCTGTCGTGCTGGGCAACCGCAGATCTGTCACTGCGAAATAGCGATTGCCGAGGTACAGTTCGATCGCTGGCGGGTGGTCGCTGCCGTTGGCGCGTTTGAACTGGCGGCCATAGCCTGGTTTGCGTGTGGTGCCGTTGCCTGGCTCGATCAGCCTCATGTCACGGAGCATCGCTAGATCGTTTGAGGCGTAGGTGAAAATCACCTTCACACCGGCGCCGGATGGCGAGACCTCCGTATACGACGCAAACCGATCGATCACCTCGGTGGCCCACTTCTCAATCTGCCCTGAGCCGGGATCGCGGCAAGTATCGAGGTCAACGCCACCGATGGAGATGCCGTCGTTTAGGCCGTGCAGTTCACACAGCTCGATGCCGACGCCCCCGCTTCCGTAGGGTCGCGGCAGTTGGGCGGCGCGCGCTTCCGCTTCCGACCTCGTGCCCCAGGTGCGCGGTTCATCTGCCTTCGCCTGCATTAGCCGCCCGTTCGCGGCGTAGGGTATCTTTGTCGGCTTCCTTCGCCCCGGCGCGTCTTCGGTCTGCCATGCCACCCAGACCGGTCTGCCGGCCAACGCTGCAAGGCTCAAAGCAACAGAGGTGGGACCAACAGCACCTCGATCACCTGTCGCGAGAATCGGCACTCGCTCAAACCCTGAGGCTGCCTCGCGGCAGCGGCCGGAACTCCTCGAGCACCCAACGCCCGCTGCCGTGCTGCGCGCCGGTCACGGCGCCAGCTCCGAGATGCACAGTCGAGAGGTCACCTCGAGCATTCCGCCAGGGACTTCATTACCGACACCGTCCAACCCACGCGAAACGGCGGGCGCGCGCACTTGAGATCTGTGCCCTGAGCAGTGTTGGCTCGAGGACGAGTTGGTTTTCGGGGCTGTCCGGTCGATCCTGGGGACATTGCGGGTTCCGATCTGGCTCGCGCATCTCTGATCCATCAGGCCCCAGCGGCGGTAGCCTCGATACTGGCATAGGTGGCCATGCCGCATCGGCCGACTCGCACAACCTGCACTTTGCCGTCCTTCACCAGCTGCCAGTACTTCGTTTTTCCAACGCCTAGCAGCTGCCGCGCCCTCGTATGCGAGACGGTAAGTGGCTTCTCCTGCGCTCTCGTCGCGCGACCGGCTTTGCCCGGTGAAATTGTGGCGAGCTCCACGGCATCACGCCTCCATTTGGCCCGACGCGTTCTATCGCGGCCGGGTGCGGACGTGTGATGGCAGTATGGGGAGCGAGAACGGAAGGCAGTCAGCTTAGCTGACTGCGGTA